CACCGGCTGAATCCGTGGCGTCGAGAAGGACTGACAGCCGGAGCTCAGCAGTAGCAAGGCTGTCACGCACGCGATCCTGTTTCGTTTGAGCATCGCTCAGTTCCTTGTGGTGGGTTTGGTCGCTTAATGACAGACGCTGCTCGAGCGCCAGGCGCTTATCCTGATCAGCACGCACCTGGGAGGCGGCCGCGTTGCTGATAGCGGTCAGGTCGTCCTTGTGCAGCCCGGCCTGCTCGGCAAGCTGCTTACCGAAGCGCCAGTCCTGAATCTGCCATGCCAGCGCGGCGACGCCGCCCATCAACGTCACGATCAGCACCAGCAGACCGATCAGCTTCTGCGCCGGCGTCATCACGGCACATCCTTAAAAAAGATGTGGTGCCCGAGTAGTAGCGTCTGCGTAGCCTTTGCGGCCCAAGCCGGCGCTTTCGGCATCGTGGTTGCGTAATAGTGAGTGGCGCTGCCGGTAGGATCTGACACCTTTCCATCAATCACCTGGTCAGCTGCGATCCGCGCCTGTGCCAGTTCACGGAACGGGATCGGTTTCGCACCACTCAGGTAGGCGAAGTTCGGGTCATTCTTGTTCCAGCAGCTGAACTGGTACTTGGCCTGGCACACGCCGGCGTAGCCCTCCCCCCACCACGATTTATCTTTGCCATCGTTCACGCGGTTGCGAATGGCCCAGGCCACGGCAAGCTGGCCGGCCAGGCTTTCACCCCGGGCCTCACCCCACAGCGTGCGCGCGAGGATGTCGCGATCTAACTCCGTTACGGTCATCACTTTTCTCCAGGCAAAAAAAATCCCGCTCAATGGCGGGCCGTCAGCAGCAAATGAATTAAGCGGGCCGGGTCGGACGACGGCTCTGATCCGGGAAGAATTGAGCACCAGCCTTCCAGTTGCTGACCTGGCCCCGATATTTCAGCCACTGCTTGCGCGTGCCGGATAAGAGGTCAGCCGGTGGTTCGTCGGCTTCAGCTTCCTCGATGGCTTCGAGCTGGCGAGCTACCACAACCAGCTCATCGGAGCGCCAGTCTTCCTCGATCAGAGCATGCTGTTCTGCAACCAGCTGGGCGGCTTCCGCCTCTTTCATGCCCTTGGTGATCAATAATGACCAGTCAATGTTGCTCATCAGAAACCTCCAGACCTTCTGCGGTGACAGCAGGCAATGGCCCTGGCAGCACAACAGGTCCGTCGGCTACGTTGATCAAGGGAACCGGGAAAGCCTGCTCGGGGCTGAAGTGCGCCGGAATGGGTAACAGGAGCGTGATCGAGATCTCGCCATCCAGTTTTTCGACATCGATGTCGCTGGCCAGCCACTCGCATTGAATCGCGCGGCGCGGCAGCGTGTCCCCCTCCCCCAGAGCCGAAAAGTCGAACGACTCGCCGTTGATGACGAGCGTGTCCCCGGCCTTGATGAGTTCAAGGGTGTCATCCCGGCGTTGCGGCAATAAATTGATAATCATCAGAACCATCTCCCAATAGCGAGCCATTTGAGCGCGTAGGCCCCAGCAGCAATGCCGCTTCGGTCCAGTACAAAGAAACCAGCCGCCGTGTTGCTTGATGTCGTAGAGGTGGCGGTATCGGTAATACGAGACCCAAGTACCGCAGTTAAATAGGTAGAAGGTAACGTCCCCGCCAAGAATGCAGCCGGGAAGCTCCAGGCGGCCACGTCATAGGTCGAGCCGCCATAGGTGTTGGTCAAGCTCAGCGATTTGGCCTCGCTCTGCGTGCAAATCAGTAGTCCGTTCGCAAACTTCCAGAACTGCCCCGTGGCGGTGGTACCGGACTCCATCAATGCGCCTGTCGGTACACCACCGGCCTGGCTGACGGTTCCCAGAATCGTCAGCCCGAGAGCTGCGCGAGCGAGCGCCGGTGTGTTGGCGCCGGTCCCCCCCTTATCAATGGCGACGGTCTTGTTCGTGCCGCTTAGATCAGCCTTCGTCGCTTGAAGCTTCCCCAACGCTGAAAGAATGGTGTCGGTCTCGGAAGCAGCACCCGGGGTGATGATGTCGAGGCCCGTCAGCAGAGTTCCCCGAACCCCAGAGGCGGACATGTATTTGTTGGTCACGCCCTCAGGAAGACCGTCTGTGTTGGATAGATTCAGTGCCGCGCGAACTCCAGCAGTGGTGGGCGTCGTGCCCAGCACCGCCAGTACACCGCCAAACTGATTGACCAGAGCGCGCAGCGCATCGGCAGAGTCTTTGACGTAGCCCTGCATGGGCGCCAACGCGTAACTACCGCTCGCGTTGGTAACGCCCTGGTAATTCGGTGAAATCGACAACGCTGTGCTGCTGGGAATGTTGACGACTTCGTACCAGCCGCCGTCGGGCCCACGGAAGGCATCGCCGACCCGGCTGTTGGCGAAAAAATCGACGCCCGAGCCGGTCACCGCGCCCGAATTTTGGGTAACGGAAACCGTCCCGGTTTTATACCAAGGCATGGCAACTTCCTATTTAGAGTTCGTTTATACGGCGATCTTTGCGAAAACAGCCGGCAGGAAAAACGCGAAGGGATTGGTAAACCCGTCGGTCACGGCGTAAAGCACCCCGGCATTGAAGTCCCACAACGTTTTCAGCAGCCGCCCAGCCGGCGACCCCGAAACCATGTTCATGCCAAAGGTGTTGATCAGCAGGTACTCGTTTTGGGGAAAGTTGAACGGGACGGTGTAAAAGCTTCGGGTGCTACCCGTTGCCGTCGTTTCAGATCGAACATATGTCCAGTTCTGAAACGAGCGGGTGAACAACGCCGTGGGAGTGCCGGAGTCGAATAGCAGCCGGGATGAGCCATCCCACAAACGCAGGCCGTAAGTCGCGACAGCTTGCCCGCCGAACGTCGCCGCAAAATAGCGGCCGTTCGGCTGGTTGGTGTTCACGTCATAGGCCCGAACATAAAAGCCCGTCCAGTTGCCAGCCGACCCGAGTACCTGCATCGCCGTAAGGCCGGCGATGCCACCGGAGTCCGGTCGACAAAACACCAGGGGCGGTTCCTGGCTGGTAATGACGCGGGGAAAATACGTGGCTGAACCGAGTCCGGATTCCTGAGTTGGCAAATACCGGCCACTGCAAATAACGTTCAGCCGGGCAAACTCCGAATCGATGACCACCTGGTTACTGTTGTTAACGAAGCTCAGTCCATAACTCGCCATCAGGCAAACCTTATGACCATTAATCGCATGGTCCCGCTGGTGGAAAGACTCGCCGCGAAGGTGCGTGTGTAGTTGTACACACGGGCAACCCCCGACAGCATTTCGGTTTCAAATTGAAAGGACGAAGACTCGTTGTAGGGACCGATCGGGATCACGATGGCCACCGAGTTGGACGCGTCACTACCGGGAGCCGAGAAGTCCTGAGTAGTCTTCGCGGCGGTCGCGAACGTGACCAGCGTCGAGAGCACCACTCGCATCGTGAACGAATTTTCATCGACCTGAAGCACGCCATCGGCGCCCCAGATCCGCATGCCATGAGCCATTGCTTACCCCAAATATCCGAGCCGCACGCGTAACACGTTGTTCGCGTCGTAAACCGACACGTTCAGCGAATTGATCACCAACCGCCCCTGTCCCGGGACGATGCCGTTGATTTCCAGCGTTCCGTCCTTGTTGAGAATCCAACCTTGCTGACCGGCGATGTAGTTGGTGGAGCTGATGTAGCTGCCGATCTTGGCGTTGGTGATGGTGCCGTCCGCGATGAACGCCGAGTTCATGAACACTTGCCCACCCTGCACCGCGAACGGCACCGAGATGGCACCACCGGCGATGGTGTTGACGATGGCGAAGCGATCAGCGCTCACCAGGAACTGGCTTTGCAGGCCGGCGCCGGTGTTCTCGATGCCGAGACCAATGCCCGCTGCGATGTACTGGCCGCCCGCAGTGACCTGCATCTTCACCGACCACATCGTCGTCAGTTTGCCGTTGGTGTCCGCGAATGCGGTTGAGGTTTCCTGAATAGCAGCAGTGTTTTGACCGACCTTCACGTTGACCTGGGTGAGTGCCGTCGCAGTGGCTTCCTTGTCCGTGGCCACGGTTTTTCGCAAGTCCGTGACATTGGCTTCGTTATCGCCCACCTGAGACGTCAACGTCTTGATCGTCTGCGCGGTAGCCAGGTTTTCCGACGCTCTGACCTTCTCCTCACTGGCGATGGCCGCCGTGCTGCTCCACCCCTTTAGTGCGTCCGCGACCGCACCCTCGCCGCCGTCATCACGCGATGCGGCACGCAACGCCTGGAAGGCAGTGGCTTGGGCAGTAACTACACCATCGATCTCCGTGATGTCGGCAGTATTGGTGGCGACCTGCTGAGCCAGCCCATTGGCCGTCTCGATCGTTTGCCCCACGTCCAACCAATAGGCGGCGTTCGGCGGTGATGTGTTGATGGGTACCGCGCTTGTGGCTTGATAGATCCGCTTGCCGACCACCACAAGATCGTATTCCTCGTAGGTGGCGTCCGGGTCGTACCCCGCAAGCCCGTCGAGCGCATCAATCTGCGCCTGAAGGCCTAGGATCTTGTCGATCTCATCCAGAAGGTCCTGGCCAAGTTCCGTGCGACCGATTTCACCGGCAATCATTTCCAGAATCGCGGCAGCGTCGGAGCTCGACTGGCCCTGCACGCCCATCCCGACGGGATACCAAGGGCCGATGTTCCCGATCCGATCCACCAAGCGCGCCCAGAAATAGAGCGTCGCGCCGGCACGCAGCCCCAGCATCGAGAAATCACTTTGAGGGTATGACAGGTCGGTCAGCTTGGTGGCCGCGTCCAGACTGGTCGTTGGCCCGTACCAGATTTCCGTTCGCTGGGTATCCTCTGCGCCAGCCGGAAAACCCCATTTCAGGTAAATGCCGAACAGCAGAGGCGTGGCCGTCAGAAACGAAACCGCCGGCGGCAGACCTTGTTTACCCTTGAGGTTGGTCAGTATCGAAGCGCGCCAGATCGACGAAATGTCGAAGGCGCTCACGGCGCGGACGCGGGCCACGTAAGCCCCGGCATAGATGCCCACCACGTCGACACTGGTCATCCCAGTGCGCTGCAGCTTGATCCAGTTGCCGCTGTCCTTGCGCCACTCGACGTCATACCCGACCGCGCCGTTCACCGCCGGCCAAGTGATGGTCATGGTGGCGACGGCAATGCCTTGGGATACGACCGAGTTCGATGTGACCGTGACGCTTGCCGGCGCCGGAACGACGGTGATCGGAATCACGCTGATCGGCCGCTCCTCCAGACGCGCACCGGTGTCGATGTAAGCGAACTTGCTCGGGTCGTATTGCAGTGCACTGATTTCGAAGTCGCCCTCGGTCGTGCGTTTGGTGCGCAGCACCCGGTAGAGCGGGATGGCCAGATCATCCGCATCGAGCGCCCACTGTAATTGCGGCAGTGGCGGCTCGCTGTAGTTGGTAGTCACGGTCACAGCTCGGCCATTGACGCTTTGCACTGTGCGGCCTTCGGCACGCCCGCCCGGTAGGTTGATGATCAACCGGTCGCCAGCCTTGGCTTGGGTATCACGATCCAGCGTTACAACACGACCGGACGCGACAGAGATACGTCCGCCGACCTCACGGCCCGCCAGCAGCGAGTCAGCCACAGGAATGATGTGGCCCGGAAGTGGAATCACGCCCTCCATGCCAGTTTTGAACGAGATGGTTCGGTCCTGATGGTTGCTCAGGATTGCCCACTTACCGCGGCGCTGGGCTTCAGAAGCACGCGTGCAGCCAATCGCACTCAACTCAGTCGGGCGGTCGCCGTAACGCCGTTGCAGATCCAGATCTGCGAACGGAATGACGTCGGTGTCGTAGTTGTTCGCCGGGTTGTC